CCTTCCACGCGTTGAGGCCGTCGCGCCAGTGCGCATCGAGCGCGGCCTGTGCGTCCTCGTCGTCGATGACGATCTTCACGCCCTGCGAAAGCAGGTAGGCGACGGGCAGCTCGACCAGACGGTTGGCGAGCAGGTTCGATTCCCACAGGAAATGCGCGAGCTTCTGCATGCGCATGTGGGTCATCGGCGCCAGGTCGCGGTTGCCGTCGCCGGTGAGGCGGCGCCACTGGTCGTCGTCGGCGTCGACCGTCGCGCCGGCGGCTTCGCGCAGCGGTTGTTCGACGGGCGGCGGCGCGGCCGGGCGGAAGACCGAAACGAGGCGTTCGAGCAGGCTCATGGGGTTTCACTCCGGGAAGCGCCCCTCGGACGGGCCGAGAACGCGCAGAATCGTTTTGCAAAGCGGGTCGGGTTCTTTGGATGGGGCATTGCGGCGCTCCGGGGTCAGGAATCGCCTGTGGCGCGTTCTGTGCGCGATCCGAACATCGAGGCCCGGCGACGGCCGAGCATGCCTTCGGGAAGGCGGTCGGCCTCGGTGGCTTCCACCGTGGCGCCGGCTGCCGGTTGCGCGTTCGTCTCGCCGGCATGCAGTGCGAGCATGTGCGCCCAGAACTCATCCGCGTGACCGGATTCGTTGCGGTCGGCGTCGAAGCGCGCGTTGCCGGCGGCGGTCGTCATCTTGCGTACGGCGTGGTGGCTGTCGCGGATGTCGCGGCTCACGGGGATGCGCACGCGCTTGTCCTCGAACAGCTGCTTGCCGGTCGTGGCCAGGTGTTGCTTGACCTCGCCGGAGAACGTGACGCCTTCGACGCGGTACTCGCCCCAGCGCCGCTGCGCCTCTTCGACGATCGGCATGCCCAGGCCCGTCTTGTCGATGCAGGCGCGGCGCGCGCTGAACAAGCGCATGCAGCGGTCGAACACGTCGAGCTGCTCGGCGAAGGTGGTGCGTTTCATGGTGTGAACGGAGCGCGTCCAGAACACATCGCCGACGCGCTGCACGACCCAGATGACGGACTTGTCCTGCGTGCGCGCGACGTCCCAACCGACGTAGCACTCGCCGACCTTTTCCAGGTGCGCGATGTTGCCGGCCTCGGCCGACTCGCACGCGGTGATCTGCTCCCACGACAACCAGGCCGACGCCTCGTCGACGGGGTTGCACATGTACTCCTGCTGCCAGGTGTCCTCGTCGCCGCAGCTCTCGCGCTCGGCGTCGATCCATGCCTGGCGTTCGGCGTCGGTGAGCTTGCGGCCGAGGATGCGATCGGCGAGGCCGTCGTTTACCGCGTCGACGATCGTGACGGTGTGCAGGTTCCACAGCGGCTTGCGGCCTTCGGCGATCGCCTTCTTCGCCTCGCTCACCATGCGGTAGTAGCGATTGCCCTTGCCGTTGTAGGTGGACAGGATGCGCGCCGGGAATCCCCAGGTGATGATCGGGCGCGCGGCCTTCCACATCGCTTCCTGGTCGGCGTGGAAGGCGAACTCGTCGAGCACGAGCTTGCCGCCCTTCGAACGAAATGCCTTCGGGTTCGAGGTGAGCGCGTTGATGCGCCGGCCGGTGGCGAACTCGACGGTGAGCGCCTTGATGTCGTCGTCGCGGCTGATGACCGTCTCGCCGAGGTCGGTGGCGGCGATCTTGAAGATGCGCGCCCACTGCGCGACGTAGCGGATGTATTCCTTCGCGGCGGACTCATCGGCCGAGGAGAACCACACGTCGAGCGGGTTGTCGGCGCGCGCGGCGTCGAGCATGTCCTCGTAGCTCTGCACGTAGGTGAAGCCGACGCGGCGCGACTTCTCGACGATCTTCAGGCGCGACTGATCGCGCAGCCATGCGATCTGGTACGGCATGAAGTAGGTGGAAAGGCTCGCACTCATCGCCGATGGCGTGCCTTGCGCTCCGCGCGACGCTTTTCGCGCTTCGCTTTCGAGCGGCTCTTCGGCGCGCCGTTGGCTGGACGCAGACGGCGACTCGCGCGCGGGTAGTACGCATCACCCGCGACGATGGCGTCGAGCGGCTCGGCAATGGAAGAGATGCCGCCGGCGGCGAGCGCGAGCGCGATGGCGAGCGTGTTCGTTCTCACAGCAGCCGCAGCTCCTTCTGGATTTCGTCGATCGTGGCTTGCGACAGGCCGACGCGTTCGCCGACCTCGCCGGCCTTCTTCGCCGCGCGCTCGATGGCGGCGCGCTCGATCTTTTCGCGACGCTCGATGCTGCGCTTGGTGCTCGACTCCAGCGATTCGAGCGCCTTGGCGAACAGCATCAGGTCCATCGCCTTCACCGGCTTGGCGGGCTTGCCGTCCGGCGCGGTGCCGTCGAGCTGCGTCTGCGCGACCTGGTCGAGCGTCTGGTAGGCAATGCCGGTGAGCATCTGCTGGCACAGCGTGGCGACGTCGCCCTTGCTGTGCTCGCCCAGCTCGGCGACCCAGCGGCCGGCAACTTCCTGTGCCTCGCGGAAGCGCGTCATCTGCTCGCGCGCGCTCTTCACGTAGCGGCCGACCGCGGACTTGGAAACGTCCGCGTCCAGCTCGTTGAGCTTGTCGGTGATCTCGTGGATGGTCTTGCCTTCGCGGATGAGGCGATGGCACAGGTCCGCGAGTTCCTGCGGCAGGCGCGCGATGGTCGAGGGGCGGGCCATCGTCATGCCTCCGGCAGCAGGCCGGCAAACGCCCACAGCAGGAAGGCGCGAATGACTTCTGTCGACCGCTCCGCGCACGTCGGCGGATCGCGCAGCGCCGCGCGAATCGACAACGGCAGCGCGCGATGCGATGGCAAGCGGTGGCGCACGGGCTTCTTCGGCTTCATGGCGTCAGTCCTCGATGAGCTGCACGCCGGGGAAGTCGAGGTCGCCCGTGATGACGTCGCGACCGCGTTCCGTGATGCGCACGAACAGCACACCCGCGACGTCGCGCTGCACGAGCAGGCCGTGACGCGAGAGCCAGGCGATGTCGATGGCGAAGGTATCGGCGTCGGTCTTGTAGCCGAAGCTGCGCAGCGTTTGCCGCAGAAGCGGTTCGGACATGCCGGTGTCGTTGCTCGCGCGCAGCAGCGCGAGAATGCGGCCGCGGCGGTAGGGCATGGTCTGTTCGGTGAGGTTCATGTCAGCGGCTCCTGCGGTGGCCGGCGAGGTTGTCTTGCATGAGGCGCTGCAGAACGCGCAGCTGCTCGCCGATCATCTGGCTCTGCGTGATGGACTGCGCGCGCGTGGCGGCGAGGTCTTCCGCCAGGCGGTTGATCTTTTCGTGGATGGCGCCGAGATCCTTGGCGCGCAGGACGTGCTTCTCGTCCTCGGCCTGGCGCGTCTCGATGCGGGCGAGCGCGTTGCCCATTTCGCCGACGCGCTCGCGGATCTCTTCGAGCGATTCCTCGGCGTGCCGTTTCACCGCAGCATCGCCGTCGATGATCTGCTGTCCGACGACGTCGAGCGAGCGCACGCGGCGCCACACGCCGACGCACACCGCCGCGGCGATCACCGCGCAGGTGGCGGCAACGATCGCCGCGACGAAAACCCAATCGACTTCAAGCACCGTATTTCTCCCACGTCCCCTGACATTCGGCGCAGCGCTCCGCGCCCGGCACCGCCGCGCGGCGGCGCGGATCGATCGGCTCGCCGCAGCGGATGCATTCCGACGCGCCGATACCGGAGGGCGCGCTCGCCGCCTTGCGGCGCCATGCGTCCAGCGCCGCGTCGCGATCGAGCTGCTCGCGCTCCTGTCCGCGCTCCACGTCATCCACCACGGCGCAATTTCCTCGATTCCAGGCGCAGCTCCTGCGCGCAGGCGCGCTTGATGCGCGCATGCATGTTCATGAGCTTGCGATCGACGGCGGAATAGTCGGCGTTGGGCAGCTCGGCGAGCCGTTCCAGGCCGCTGGCCTCGCTGTCCCAGCGGTTGCACAGCTCGTCGGTCCAGGTTCGGCTACTGGCCATCGGTGCGCCCCAACAGCGCGGCGCGCGCGCGGTCCGCGTTGCACATGTCCACGATCGCGTCGTAGGCCGGCAGCAGCGCGAGTGCATCGAGCGCGCAGACGAACGACTGGCCGTCCAGAAAACACAGCGCCGGCGGTGCCGGCGGCTTCATGAGCGGTGCGGTGAGCGCGTCCGGCAGCGGCCGGTACGCGATCACCGGCACTTCAATCGTGACGGGGCGCGTCACTACCGCCGGCTTGTTCGCGCGCAGGCCACAACTGGCGAGCGACAGCAGGACAAACAGGCAGAGTGGCCAGCGCAGCGCAGGCGGGGTCTTCATGTCGGGCTCGTGCAAGGGATTCGGTGCGCTCGCGGGCGCGGGTCTGGATGCGCTCGACCGCCGCGGGGCGATCGGCAATGGCGGCTTCCGCCGCGGCAAGGCGCTTGTCGTGCTCGGTGCGCCAGGCGTCGATGCGACCGGCGAGCGCCGCGTTGGCGACCTCCGCGGCGGACGCGCCGGACACGCACGTGGCGACCTGCGCAGCCGCGTCGGTCGCGGCGGTCTGCGCGCGCTCGCCGCGCCACGACCAGCCGGCGAAGGCGCTCGCGGCCATGAGCGCGAGCACGGCAACGACGATGGCGACGGCGCGCGTCACGCGCACACCGCCGTGCCGGACCAGCCGGCGGCGAGGTATGCGGGTTCCAGCAGCGTGAGGATGCGCCGCACGTAATTGCGGTTCTCGACGAACGCCCAGCGCGCGCGCGCCGAGAACCGCTCAACATGATCGAACCACCGGGCAGGATCAGCCCCCTTGGCTGACGCCCGGCGCTGATCGCGCTGGAGATTGGCCAGGCCCCCGTTGTAGCTGCCGAACGCGAACGCCCAGCGGTCGCACGGCGTCGCCGCATCCGCGACGCGTGCGTAGAGCCACGCGTCGTAGCAGACGACGGCGCGCACGCTCCAGTCCGCAGACCAGGGATCGGGCGGTCCGATCTCGGGGCAGACGTCTTTCGAGAGCCAGGCGCCAGTGGCCGGCGTGAATTGCGCCAGGCCTTCTGCGTACGGGCTGCGCGCGTCGGCGCGCCAGAGGCTTTCCTGGTGCACCTGCGCGGCGATGCGCGCGAGACTGCTCGGCTCGCCGAAGCGGGCGACAACCTCGCGCTGCAACTTGAAGCGGTACAGGTACGAGGTGGCCGGCACGACGATGCGCTCCGGCGGCGGTGCGACTTCCGCAGCGCTCGCCGACGCGATCAGGCCGGTGCGATGAAGCGTCGCGATGAACACGTAAATGACAATGACGAAAGCGAGCAGCACGGCCGTGAGGAAGCCCACGAAGCTCAACGCCACGAACGCCAACTGTGCAGCGCGACGGATCACTGGAAGAACCCCGCCGCGAGGATCGTCGCGCAGACGATGAACGCGCGGCGCTTTTCCGCGGCCATGCGTTCGATGTCCTTGAGCGAACCGGGCCGCGACTTGGGATGCAGCAGCCGGTCGAACCAGTAGCCGAGATAGGCGGCGATCGCCAGCTTGCACACCAGCCAGGCGAGCAGGCCGTTCTTGACCGGCTGCGGGTAGTCGATGAGCGCGTTCGGCTGAGCGATGAGCAGGAGCAGCAGCAGCGCGATGGCGAGCAGCGCTGTGCCGCGCAGCTTGTCGCGCAGGGTGGGAAGCGCTGACGCGACAAAGGCCGCGAAGCGGGTGCGGATCGACTGCCAGAGGGAAGGAATGTCCATGCCGCGATCGTCGCGGCACGGACGGCAGCCGGTCTTTTAGCGGACGCTAAAAGGTGTCCGCATCATCCTTTTCAGGCTGCTCGACGGAGCCAAGCCCTCGAAGTGCATCGCGTGACCGGGCCGCGGAGACATCCTGATCCATAGCCGACTTGAGCATATCCGCTGGCCGGAGCGTGAGAACTACCGTCCACACCTGCCACAACGTCAAGAGTACCAACAGTGCGAACGATGCGCGGCTAAGAATTGCCATCGTGGGCGGCGAAAAATTCATCCCCTTCGCTATCGGCGCCACTACGCCAATTAACAAGATCACGCACAGGGTGACCGTTGAATGGACGACGGGCTCGAACAGATCAAGAAAGCGTTCGCTGACACCCGCCCTCGAATCCACACCGCCAGGCATCAGGCGCAGCCGCTCAGGGAAAGCGATGGCAATCCATGCTCCGACAACGGCAAAAATGATGGCGGCAGTCGTGCGGAGGGCCTCGTACAAAGGCCACTGTGTCCCCGAGAAATGGATAGCCGGAGCCCAAAAAAACACTGCAATGGACACGACCAAGAGAGCCGCGAACATCAAACCGCTCGTGGTGAGTCGACGCTTCATGACATGAGTTTAAGCAGTTCCGCTTTGATCTTCATTACCTGCCCAAGCAGCTTTGTTGCATCGATCTTTCCGGACGCAGCATCTCGCGTTACATCGATCGTGAACTCACCGCTGGCGCGCGCGCCGCTCAACCAGTAGATCTGTTGATCCGACTTGAATTTGAACCCGTAATCATCCCACTGAACCTCGCCCTTGCTCTCCCAGTCTTTAACAGATGAACGAGATCGCGGCGATGGCATAGCAGCGCTCGTGCGTAAAACCCGGCGGCCGCACCTCGGCGCAGAAGTGATCGGACTCGACGGATGTGATCTTCGCATCCAGCGTGTTACGGCCGTTTGCGATGGTCGCAGGCTTTCCGATGTACTCGCGCAGCTTGTCGGCGAGCGTCGCAGCGTGGGCGCTCGGCGTGAACGCCAGCATTGCCGCGATCAAGAGACTCTCTGTCTTCATGCTTCCTCCTTTCACTTCCTGGACTTCTTCGGCTTCGGCGGCGGCACGCCGATGTGCTGATCGCGCCCCGCTGCGAAGCCGCCCTTTGCCGTAACGATAGTCGCACCTCGACGCGGCGAACGACCACGCACGTCGCGGCTCATTTCCCGCAGCACCGGCAACACCTGCTCGCGAGCACTTGGCGGCAATTCCCGGTAGAGCAAGACCACGGCGCGCTCGTCGAGCGACAGCACGAGCGGCGCCTCGCCATGCCATTGCGGCCACAGCTCTTCGAGTGTGTAGCCCGTGATCGCGGAGATCCGCTCTTCGATCTGCGCGCTTCGGCTGCGCCCATTGATGACCGTGCTCATCGTCGCCGGCTTTATGCCGCACTCCTTTGCCAACGCCGCTTGTGAGTAGCCGCGCACCTTGAGAGCCGCCTGAATTTCCGCTGGATGCATACCCACTCCGTTCGCATCGCTTGACGACGCAAAGTTAATGTGTTTAGCTAACACCATTGTCGAACATAATTAGCTAACAAATTGCGCGCCAACGCTGGCGCATCTCCACAAGGGTCAGTTCACGTCATGCATCCCGCCCTCATCAAGGCCGCTATCGCGATGGCCAATACGCAACAGGCCGACATCGCGGAAGAACTGAAGGTTGCCCGATCCACTGTTCATTCCGTGATTGAAGGCAATACCCGAAGCAAGCGCGTCGAGCTGCGCATCGCCGCGATCATCAACAGGCCGCTCACGGAAATCTGGCCGCAGTGGTACGGCCCAAAGGCATCTCGCCGTCGCCGCCTTTCGGCTGCGGAAATTCAGGCTGCGCTCAAAACGCTGCCGACCGCCGCGAGGAACTGACGCCATGCATCCCGCAAAGATTCGCGCAGAACTCGGCATTCGCCGCATTTCGCAAACCGACATCGCCGCGACGCTCGGCATAAGGGCAAACACCGTTTGCGCGGTGATTGCTGGTCGTAGCAGGAGCCATCGCGTTGAACGGTTCATTGCCGATACCGTCGGCTTGTCGCGAGAAGAAATCTGGCCGCAGTGGTTCAAGCCTTCGGCCATCGTTAAAGCCATCGAAAACCGCCGCGCGCGTGCCGTAGAAGGGCCCAAGCCAGTACCGGACTCTGCGGATGAAGATTCCGAGATCACGCGCCTCGACCGCATCGAGCGCAAGCTCGACACGCTCACGCAGTGGGCCGAACGCACCGCAGGGCAGCTGCTGTATTCGCCGCTGCGCACGGACACCACCAAGGTGCCGGGCACTGGCTTGGCGTCCGATCCGGCGCAACAGCTCGATGACATCGTCGCGCTGCTCACGCAGGCAAATCGCCATCTGCAACGGCTTGAAGACCGTGCCGTCGATTCAAGTCGGCGAGCATTTTGTAACCGGCCTGCACGCAGTGACGCTCGATCTCCTGCAGCGTCGGCTCCTTCTCGGACGGGGGAATGTCGGTGACGACCGTGACCTCGCCGATGGCTTCGTCTACGAAGCGCCACCGCACTGCCCAGTGGTCATCGTGCCGATCCATCTCAATCAGGCTCGCGAATTTCATGCGTGCTTCCTTCCTTGCTGTGGGGGTCTTGGCATTTCACCCCGCGCAAATCGTTTTTGCAATGACAAAAACCCCCGGCGTTTGGAACAGGGGCATTTCCAATGCGTAAGCGCGCTTGGAACACGTGGCAACCGAGCTGCCTGCAAGAGGCCGTCGAGGGCTGCCTGGGCTTTGCCCTGCACAAGCACCGCCGCAGCGTAGACCAGGTGGCTGATCTCGTCGGCGAGTCCAACTGGACCGTCTACAAGTGGGTGCAGAGCGGCGGCATCCCGGCTCGCAAGATCGCCGGATTCGAGTTCGCCTGCGGCGCTCACTACGTGACGCGCTATCTCGCATCGAGCGCACACAAGCTCCTCGTGGACGTGCCGACCGGGCGCCTTGCGACACCGAGCGACGTGGCTGCCCTGCAGGCGAGCTGCACCGCAGCCGTGGCCGCGCTCATTGAATTCTCTGCCGGCCGCTCGAATGCGGCCGACACCCATGCCTCCCTCACCGCCGCGATGACGGCGCTCGCCTCCGAGCGCGCGAACGTCGAGCGGCACAACCAGCCGGAGCTTGACCTGCAATGACCCCCACATGGCAATCGATGGAAACCGCGCCCAAGAGCACGGTGGACGAACATGGCCGCGTCGTCGGCGTGTACCTGCTCGGCTACGTGCCGGAGCCGGAAGAGCCGGACGCCGATCCCGCATCGCTGATCCGCGTGATCTGGTGGGAACCGCTCACCGATGGCGGCGTCTGGTTCGGCGACGGCGCATATCCGGTGAAGCCCACGCGTTGGATGCCGTTGCCGCCGCCTCCGGCGAAGGACGATGCGGCATGAGCGCGGTGCAGAGCTATCGCCAGCAGCAGCGCTCCCCCAACACGGACACGGCAAGCGGTTCCGTGCTGCGTGCCGTGCAGATCGCGCGCAAGTACCCCGACCACGCGCCTACGTCTATCGAATTGCAGCTTGAATACGGCATGAGCGACGCGACCGCGCGCCGCTGGCGTGCGGCGTTCCGCGCGGCGGGAGTGCCCGCACGATGAGCGCCGACCGCTACATCAATGCCGCGCAGCAGCGCGTGCTGGCGATCGTGTTCCGGCTCGCCGGTCACGAGATCGAGGGCATCGCGCCGAGCGAACTGGCCTCGGCGGTGCACACCAGCGCCAGCAACATCACGCGCGACCTCGCCAACCTGCGCGAGGCCGGCTTCGCCGAGCCGCTCGATTCCGGCCGCTGGCGGCTCACGCCGCGCGTTGTGCAGATCTCGCTCGCTGCATCCACCGCGTTCGCCAAGGCGCAAGACCGACTCGATGAGGCGCGTCAGCGCTTCTCGCGGGAACGATGAGGAACGGCATGGAAGACCACTTCGATCATCTATTGCGATCGGCGCAGCAGAACAGCGTCCTGATATCGCGCGCGCAAATCGCTCTTGGCCGAATGCTGCTGGCGATCAAAGAACGCGAACCAGCGGAAACGTACTGGGGATCTGTGCAGCGCATCGGCTTGTCCGCGACGGCGGCGCAGCTCGCGATGAAGTTGGCTGCGCTAGCCGAAGCAGACCCGGCTGCCGAGTCGATGCCGATCGACCGTTTGTTTCACCGGCTGGCTCATGGCCATCCCGGAAGGATCAACGACCTCTGGGACATTTTTTCCGGTCAGCTCGAATGCGCGCTGGACGAACTGCTTTCAACCGACTCTGACAGGAATTGATTTCATGGCACGTCCACGCACACAGCGTTCTCCCGACGAAACCGATCGCATCGCCGCTGCTGATATTGATCACGAGGCATTGTCGAAGGCCGGCGACGCGGCTTCTCTGCAAAGCCAGCAGCTGGCGCTGATCCAGCAGCACTACGACATCGGCATGCCCTTCAACTACGAAGCGGCTGTGGTTCGCTTGCGCGAGTGCGCGGCCATCGAAACCAGCGGCGCCGTCGAGGCTGGCCTGGTGCTGCTCCAAATCAAGGCCCACACGCCTGGCCGTTTTCACGATGCGCTGGAGACAGTCGGAATCACGCCGCGCTGGGCCCAAAGGCGCATGCAGGTGGTTACCCGGCTCAAGCAGTTCCCGAGCTTGCGGTCGCTCGGCTTCTCGAAGGCGCTCGAACTGCTCGGCGAAGACGACGCGACGCTCGGTGCCCTTGAGCATGACGGTGCCATCGCGGGGATCACGCTCGACGAGATCGACCGCATGAGCACTCGCGAGCTGAAGGAGTCGCTCCGCAAGGAACGCGCCGAGCGCGCCGACGAGAAAGCCGCGGACGAGGAAATCATTCGCAAGAAAGACGAGCGCATCAACAAGCTCGCACGCCGCTCGACGCGCGGCGCATCGCGCGAGCAGATCGCCACGCTGCTGGAAGACCTGGACCGCTACAGCGTGGAGGCGTTCACGTTCCTCAAGCAGGTGCGCGACACGGTCGGCGCAATCAACACCCTCTACGCCGACGCCGGCGAGGCGATCGAGGAAGAGGTGCAGCAGCGCATCGAGACGAACGCCGAGTCGATCCGCGGCTGGTACGAGCAGCTCATCGCGGAAGTGGGCGAGTAACGCGACATGCACGCAGGGGAACTCGCCGAAATGCAAACGCTGCAGCACATTGCCTCGCGCCTCACCGCGGCGCCGCACAGCGGCCGCGGCGCGATCGCGGCCGATGGCGCGAAGCTGCTCGGCGTGAGCGTGCAGACGCTCTACAAGCGCCTGCGCAAGGTGGGTTACTCGAGCGGCCGCAAGCTGCGCAGCGACCGCGGCGACACGCGCGTCGGCAAGGACGGTGTGAAGGCGGTCGCGGCGATCCTGCAGGCGTCGCGCCGCACGACGGGCAAGGCGCTGCTGCCGGTGGCCGACGCGATCGACGTGGCCGAGGCGAACGGCCTGCTCGCCGAGCGCGTAAGCGCGACGACGATGCTGCGGATCATGCGGCGCGAGGGTTGCCACCCCGCGCAGCTCGCGCAGCCGACGCCGCACGTGAGCATGCGCTCGCTGCACCCGAACCACGTGTGGCAGCTGGATGCCTCGCTGTGCGTGCTGTACTACCTGCGCAACGGCCGCGCCGCGGTGATGGACGAGCGCACCTTCAATGCGCGCAAGCCGCGCGACCTGGCCCGCGTCAGCAACCAGCGGGTGCTGCGCTACGCGCTGACAGACCACAACAGCGGCGACACCATCGGCCGCTACTACCACGTGGCCGGCGAGGACCAGCGCACGCTGTTCGATTTCCTGATGTTCGCGATGCACGCGCAGCAGGGCCGCGTGATGCATGGCGTGCCGTGGATGCTGGTGTGGGACGCGGGCAGCGCGAACCAGAGCCACGGCATCAAGAACCTGCTGACGCAACTCGGCATTCGCCACTGGGCGCACGTGCCCGGCAATCCGCGCGCGAAGGGGCAGATCGAATCCATCCACAACGTGATCGAACGCAAGTTCGAAGGCCGGCTCACGTTCACGCGCATCGACAGCGTGGAGCAGCTCAATGCGCACCTGGACACCTGGCTGCGCGCGTTCAACGGCGCAGCGGTCCACCGTCGGCACGGCCATGCGCGCGACGCGGTGTGGCAGACGATTCGCGCGGATCAGCTGCGCCTGTGCCCGCCCGTGGAGACCTGCTCGGTGCTCATGCACAGCAAGCCAGAGCCGCGCACGATCATCGGCAACCTCACGGTGACCTTCCGCCCGCGCGGACACGAGCGCGCGACGTACAGCGTGGCGCACGTGCCGAACGTGCGCGTCGGCGAAAAGGTGGACGTGATCGTCAACCCGTACAACGCACCGTCGATCTTCGTCGTCACGAAAGAAGAGGACGGCGCCGACCGCTACTGGGAGTGCGAGCCGATCGCGACCGACGCCGCCGGCTTCTTCATGGACGCGCCGGTGTTCGGCGAGCGCTACGCCGCGCAGGCCGACACCGACGTGGACACCGCACGCAAGGACGCCAACGAACTCGCCTACGGCGAGCGCGACACGCTCGATGCTGTCGCGAAGAAGACGAAGGGCGCGATCGCCTTCGACGGCGAGATCGACCCGTTCGCGGACGTGCGCGAGAAGGCGGCGCAGACGCCGACATACATGCAGCGCCGCGGCACCGAACTGCACGTGCCGAATCCGGCCTACGTGGAAATGAAACCGCTCGACCAGGTCGAGGCGCTGTTCGAGCTGCGCGCGCGGCTCGGCCGCTCGCTCGACCGGCGCGAGGCCGAAGCCGTTCTCGTTTGGTTCCCCGATGGCGTGCCCCACGAAGAACTCGACGCGCTCGTCGCGCGCATCGAGCAGCTCCCCGCCGCCGGCGCGTCGCCGGCATTCCAAGAACCGCCGCGCCTGGTCGCGGTGAAGTGAGGTTTTCCATGCGTGCCACTGTTTCCATCGCCGAACCGAACATCGCCTTCGAGGCGAAGCTCGGCGATCTCTTCGTTTCGCACGCATCCGGTTTGCAGGAGTGCGTGTTCGCGGCGATCGATCGCGACGGCGACGTTCGCCACAAGCTCCGTGTTCGCGCGGTCGTTATTGCTTGCCGCATTGGATCGAACGAACCCGGTTACTTCAAGACCGGAATGATCGTGAGCATCGATCCCGATGCGCCGATCACGTTCGTCGAACCCGTCGAGCCGGTCGCCTTCCGGCAACGCCAACCCCTTTCCCACGGCTGAAGCGGCGCTGCCGAAAACGCGCCGCACTCCAACACCCCCACAGGAGAGTGCCCCATGCATACCCAAATCCAAGCCGTCGTCACGCCGATCATTCAGCGCCAGAACCTGCGCCTGTTCCAAATGGTGCCGGGCGGCTTGTTCCGCGTTACGAAAGCCGCGGACGGCATCCCCGCGATCGCGACGAGCGCCGCGCTGGCCCTCATGCACAACCACGGCGCGCCCGTGAGCGACAACGCACGCATTTGGGTGTCCGTCGTGTGCTGCAACCCGCACGAAGGTTTGATCGGCGAGTTCTTCGGCCTGCCGCGCGACATCGAAGTGCAGCGCGTGCATTCGATCGCGCCGTGGCAGCTCACGGTGAGCGAGCACTGACGATGATCGTCGAACTCAAAAGCCAAGCGGCCCGGCCGTACCGGCTGCGCGAGACGCTGCAGCGGCATCGCATCGCTCACCTGGACGTGTATTCGCGCATTCGCTACGCGTTCGGTCGCCGCGCGGGTGAGCACATTTCGGCGACGACGTTCTCGCAGCTGCTCAGCCTGCGGAAGTGGCCGATCCAGATCGCCAGGCAGCAGATCGTCCTCACGGTCGCGGAGCTGCTGCGCGCACGCGGCATTCCCGAAGAGGAGATCGAGCAAGCCTGGGAATACGACGTCGATGCCGACGCCGAAACCCAAGCCGCCTCCAGCCAACAAGCAGACGTCGGGACAGACGCCAATCCAGACCCGATCGAGCCGCCTTTCAACCTACCGGAGAAGACCATGCTATCACCCGCCGCCCGCGAGCACTTTCACCTGGCCGCGCACCCGTTCATCGACGACGTGCGTTCCGCCGCCGACGTGTACGTGAGCAAGGATCAGCGCTACGTGCGCGAGAGCATGTACTACTCCGCCAAGCACAGCGGCCTGCTCGCGGTGGTGGGCGAATCCGGCGCGGGCAAGAGCACGCTGCGCCGCGACCTCATCGAGCGCATTCGGCGCGACGGCGACAAGATCACCGTCATCCAGCCGAAGACGGTGGACAAGAAGCGGCTGACGACCGCGCACATCTGCGACGCGATCATCTACGACTTGTCGACCGAGCAGCCCAGGCAGTCGCTGGAGGCCAAGGGCCGACAGGTGGAACGCATCCTCACCGCGAGCGCGGCGGCGAGCAACCTGCACGTGCTGATCATCGAGGAGGCGCACGACCTCACGACGCCGATGCTGAAATACCTGAAGCGGTTTTGGGAGCTGGAAGACGGCTTCCGCAAGCTGCTCGGCATCGTGCTCATCGCGCAGCCCGAACTGCTCGAACTGCTCAACGAGCAGAAGAACCCGGAACTGCGCGAGTTCATCCGCCGCTGCGAGATCGCCAAGCTCAAGAGCCTCAACGGCAATCTCGAGGAATACCTGGCGCTCAAGTTCAAGCGCGTGGGCGCCGCGCTCGGCGACATCTTCGAGGCGGATGCGTTCGATGCGATCCGCGCGCGGCTCACGCGTCGTCGATTGAACGGCGAGTCCGAGTCGCACCTGTATCCGCTCGTCGTGCAGAACCTGGTCGCCAAGGCGATGAACACGGCTGTGGAACTGGGCCTGCCGAAAGTCAACGCGCAGCTGATCGGGAGGCTGTGATGGACAAGGCCGAAACGAAGAAGGTCGTGGCCGCGCAGCTGCGCAAGGCTGCCTCCTGGAACAGCACCGCCCGTCGCGACATTGCGCGCGAAGACCGCATCGACGCCCTTGATGCCATCGACATGTCGATGCGCGAGCTGACGCAGGCGCGCGCGCTGATCACGGCCACGCTGCCACCGGAGCTGCGCGCATGACGCCCGAGAAAATCCCTTTCGCGCAGCGGCCAGTGGGCAGCTTCCCGGCGACGCCGCACCAGCGGCAGTACGCGCGAATCCTCATGCGCGACAACGACCTCGACACGCGCTGTTTCACCCTCGCGCACGACCGGTTCTTCCGCACTGCCGCCGTCACGCCGCCGCGCCACGGCAGCGAAGTGGACGCGGGCCTGTGCGCGCTCGACCGCAAGCAAATCACCGCGCTGATCCAGGCGCTCAAACAATCGCTGGAGGAATGACATGAACCATCGTTCGCTGCTCGCTCTTGCCCTGGTCACCGCGCTCGCGCAGCCCGCGCTCGCCGACACGCTGACCCTTTCGTTCCCCGACCGCACCGACGTGTACGAGGGCGTGACCCTTCGCCAGACCAGCGGCGACGGCTCGCTCGCACGCGTGGATTTCGGATCGCTCGGCTACACGTCCACGCCGGTTCCGACATCGTTTGCGCGCGGCGCGTTGCCGGCAACGTTCGGCGAGAACTGGACGGTCGTGATCAACGGCACGTACTGGCACGACTGCCAGCTCACGCGCGTGCGCATCACCGCGCAGCAGCCGATGCAGCTGGCGTTCGCCGGGTGCGCGCCATGAGCGCCGAACCCTATCCGTTCCACAGGACGTTCAGCGCCCGCGACATCAACGAGGCGATAAGGCCGTACGCGACCAAGGTCGAAACCCTGCGTCGCGCCCTCGCCGCAAATGCGGCCGCGCGCAAGCACCTGCGCATGGTCGTCGTCGCGCTGCTCATTGCGCAGCCGCTTGTGTTCGCGATCGGCCGCGGCACCGGCGATCGCGGCATGACGGTTCGCGAGGCCGAGGCGGCGCCGGTGCCGGTGCCGAGCGAGCTTCCATTGGGCACCACGCGCTTCCACGACGAGACGGAAGGCGCGACGTGCTGGCTCTACGACCTGGGCTACCGCGGTGGCCTTTCGTGCCTGCCTGACCAATGGCTCAAGCCCGCGCAGGTCGACGACCAGGCGGTGCAGCCGTGAACCGCCCGATGCGGGGCGGCCTGTGGTCGCGCTCGCGCGACGTGCTCGCGAGTGATCCGAAGCGCGCGTTCTCGGCCAGGGAAGTCGCCGATGTAATCGACGCCGAGGCGTTCGAGGTGCGCAGCGTGCTGTGCCGCTACGCGCGCAAGGGCAAGGTGGTGCGCGTGGTCACGGTCGAGCCGGGCCCGGTGCGCTTTCGCCTGCCGGAGCAGCCGTCATGAGGCTCGCCGACGAGACGCTCGACTACTGGGCAGACCGCTTCATCGACGCGCGCCTGGCCGAGGTCATGTCGCTGGAGCAGTTCCTCACGCTGTCGCCGGCGCTGCGCGAGCGGCGCATCTCGCAACACCGCGAGGTGCGCCACCTGCAGGGAAGGCTCGAAAGCGATCTGCCGGACGCGGCGATGCACGGCGATCGCCTCATCGACCCGCTGCATCACACCTCGCCGCGCCCGTACCGCCGGCCGTCGTTGTTCCGTCGCCACCATCACGCCTAGGAGCCGCCGTGAAGATCCCCGTTGTCGTTTCGATCTCGAAGATGTCCGCGGCATGGCTGGTGCTGGTGCTGCTCATGGCCGTGTTCGTCGGCTATCAGCTGGCGGCATCGGTGCTCGCCACGCAGCAGCTGCGCGACGCCTACAACGAACGCCGCGACGCGATCAGTGAGCGCGTTGCCGCGAAGGCGGCGCGCGAGCGCGCGGAAGACGTGCTGACGAAGCTGCAGGCGATCCTGGACAACGCGGAGCAGGAGCAGCGGCATGCAGCTCAAGTGTCCAGCCTGTAACGCCTCGTTCTCGCTGGAGGCCGCGCTAGCGGTGGACGCCGCGCGCTCGGCGCTGGTGACCGCGCTCGGCGTGCCGGCGCTCGGCGGACTGCTGGTGCCGTACCTGGGCATGTTCCGCGCCAAGGGCCGCGCGCTCGCGTTTGCCCGCGTGGAAAACCTGTTGTCCGAGCTGAAACCGATGCTCGACGAGGGGATCGTTGTTCGCAACGGTTTGACGCGTCGCTGCCCGCACGCGCTCTGGCAGCAGGCGCTCGAACGCATGGTCGAGCAGCGCGACGCGAACAAGCTCGACCTGCCGCTGAAGACGCACGGCTATCTGCTGGAGATCGTCTTTTCGCTGGCCGACAAGGCCGGTGCGCAGGAAGAGCGCGCCGTCGAGGAAACGCGCCGACGCGGCGAGCGCACGAATCAGGGCGACGAGCGCGTCGCCCGCATGAACCTGATCTCGCGCATGCGCGGCGACGTGCAGCTCGGCCTGATCCCGCGCGACGCGGCGATCGAACAGCTGCGCCAACACGGCATTGGCCCGGAGGCTCTCGATGGATGACCGGATCACGCGCGACGCGCTGCTGGTGGCGCTGCGCAACCACATCGGCCGCGCGCGCGGCGTCACGGTGACCGCGCTCACGCGCGAGGCGCTCGGCTTTGAGCCGACGCGCGGCGACGAACGCCTGGTGCGCAGGCTGGTGGTCGAGCTGCGCATGGAAGGGCATCACGTGTGCGCGCATCCGGCGAGTGGCTATTTCCTCGCGGAAACGCCGGAGGAACTCGCCGACACGCTCGCGTTCTTGCGCCATCGCCTGGTCAGCACCGCGCAGCAGATGGCCGCGATGAAGCGCGTCTCGGTGCCCGACCTCTTCGGCCAGATACGCATCCCGACCTGACGGATTTCCCGACGCCCCCGCAGGCAATCCGCCCAGTCACAGGAACCACCATGTCCAACACCATCACGATGGAAACGATCGAATCCCAGGCGAAGGTCTTCGCCGGCGCGCGCGCCGAGCTGGCCGAGCGCCTCAACGCCCTGCGCGAGGAACAGGAAGCCGCGAAGCGGCGCCGCCTGCAGGGCATCAAGAACGCGCTGGCGCGCGTGCAGGACGCGCACGGCGAGCTGCGTGCGTCGCTGGAAGCCAGCGCTGTGCTGTTCGAGAAGCCGAAGACGCGCGTGCTGCACGGCATCCGCGTCGGCTGGATGAAGCAAAAAGGGAAGCTGGAAATCTCCGACGCCGAAGCCTGCGTCGCGGCGCTGCGCCGCGTGCTCGGCGACGACGCCGACACCTACATCAAATCCACCGAAGTGCCGATCAAGGCGGCGCTCGCGAACCTGTCGGCGAAAGACCTCAAGCGCGTCGGCGTGACGCTCACCGACGACGTCGACGCCGTCGTCATCAAGGCCGCGGACGGCGAGATCGACAAGCTGATCGACGCGCTCGTCGGCGATGCCGAGTTGGAAGCGTTGACGTAACCCCAAGCCCCCACAGGAGCAGGCGATGAAGTTGCAGATCAATGCGAATGGCGCGTGGAAGACGGTTGTCGAGTTCGACGCCGAGCGCACGCACGAAGTCGAGGATGCCGCTGCCGCGCTGTCGCGCGCGGCGGGCGGCTTGAATCTGGCCGTGGTCGATGAAGACGGCACGCGGCGCTATCTCAATGAGCGCGGCGCGTTCCGCGCGCCCAACGAAGGAGGCCGCTGATGTCCTGCGATTGTGAAGCAAGGATGGACAGCCATCTTCGACCGCACAACATCCGCTTGGCGCACGCGATTCAAGTTACGGACAAAGCGCTCATCGCTCGGCTTCGCATCGCCGTTGAACCCTTGTCGGACGCACCACGGAACGCGGTAAAGAAGGCGCCCGTGGTGGTGGCCAATTACTGCCCGTTCTGCGGCAAAAAGCGCGAGGTGGAGTGATGATTGGCCCGGCCGGATTCATGGCGGCGCCGAAGCTGCCGAGCCAAGCGTTGGCAGAGCGCGGTCTCCGGCCGGTCAGCGAGCTTGCCGCCAATCGCCCGCACGGCGATCGGCTTCGCTACATCGCCGGATGCCGCTGCACCGATTGCCGCAAGGCGAATAGCCGCTATGAAAATGAGCGGCGCAAGGCACGCGCAGCGGGCGACTGGAACGGTTTCGTGCCGGCCGCTCGCGCTCGCGCGCATCTGCACAAGCTGGCCGGCCTTGGCGTGGGGCGGCGTGCTGTTCACGCGGCCACGGATGTTGCCGATTGCATCCTGACCGAGATCCGCGCTGGCCGCCGCACGCGCATTCGCGCGCGCACCGAGCGCTTGATTCTGCAGGTCAACCTCGACTGCGCCGCCGATGCCGCGATTCGTTCTTCCGCGCGCACGAAGAGGCTGCTCGCCCGGCTGTACGACGAAGGCTACACCGAGGCATTCATCGCCAGGCGCCTGGGCTACACGCGGCCCTACCTGCAGTTCGGCGATCGGATCAGCACCCGCAACGCCTATCGCGTGGAGTGCCTCTACAAGGAATTGACCACATGAGCGACGGCACGAAGATCGAATGGACCGACGCGACCTGGAACCCGATTACTGGCTGCTCGGTCGTGTCGGCCGGCTGCAAGCACTGCTACGCGATGAAGCTCGCCGGCACGCGCATGCGCAACGAGCCGTCGCGCGCGGGCCTGACCGTCGACACTGCAGCCGGCCCCGTGTGGAACGGCCAGGTGCGCTTCAACCGGCAATGGCTCGAACAGCCGCTGCGCTGGTCGCGGCCGCGGCGCATTTTCGTTTGCGCGCACGGCGACCTGTTCCACGAGAACGTGCCGTATAAGTGGATCGACGAGGTGTTCGGCATCATGTCGATGGCGCCCCAGCATACCTTCCAGGTGCTGACGAAGCGGCCGCAGCGGATGGCCGACCTGTTGCCAAAGCTCGCGGGGCGGCACGCCCCAAGCGATGGCTCGCGCTGGCCGTTGCCGAACGTCTGGCTTGGCGTGAGCGTGGAGAACCAGGCGACTGCGGACGAGCGCATCCCGTATCTACTGCGGACGCCGGCAGCGGTGCGTTTCCTGTCGTGCGAGCCGCTGCTCGGCGATCTGCGCCTCTGGAAGCTCGGCGTGCTCGACTTCGACGAAGACAGCGTTGGCGCGGAGGTCTACCCGCTTTCCGGCACGCGTGCCATTCCCGACTGCGATTGGAAAGGCACAAGGATTGACTGGGTCATTGCCGGCGGCGAGAGCGGCCCACACGCACGCCCGATGCATCCGGACTGGGCTCGCTCGCTGCGCGATCAATGCGCCGATTCCGGCGTGCCGTTCTTCTTCAAGCAGTGGGGCGAGTTCGTTTCCGTGTCCGAGGTCGAAGGCCCCGGCCGGCACCACCAGTTCGATGATGGCGCCACGGTGCGTCGCACCGGCAAGAAGCTCGCCGGCCGCACGCTCGATGGCGTCGAGCACAACGCGATGCCGGAGGCGCGCTGATGCGCCCCGCACCGCGCGCGCCGAAATCGGCTCGCTCCATCGAGCTGGCGAAGATCCACATCGGCGCCACCGATCGCCGCTTGATCCAGCCCGGCGACGACTCGGCCTATCGCGACATGCTGTGGTCGATCGCCCGCGTGCGTTCGGCCGCGCAGCTCGACGCCGCCGGCCGAGAAGCCGTGCTCAAGCATCTGCGTGCCGTAGGCTGGATCGACACGTCGCCGCCGCGCCGCGCCGGTAACCACTACCAGCGGGGCACGCCGGCCGCGCTGATCCGCTGGCTATGGACGCAGCTGGCCAACGCCGGCGCCGTGCGCGACGCGTCCGACCGCGCCCTGCGCCGCTACATCGCGCAGCACGCCAGCGTGGCCATCCCCGCGCCGGACGAGCTGGCGCCACAGCACCTCAACCGCGCCCAGGCGCACGACGTCATCGAGCAGCTCAAGCGCTGGCTCGCGCGCGTGGAGAAGCCTGGCTCGTGAGCGCCAACCTCGACCGCGTCGCCACGTTCATGCGCGACCTTGCCGACATCGTCGGGCGGGAGGTGCAGACCGTCTTGGGCGTGCCCGCGGATCGAGCGGCCGAGTTCGGCCTGGCCACGGCGCAGAAGGCGTGCGAGGAGTTTCGCGGCCAGCTCATCTACGTGCCGATCGGCCTCGCGCTGCGGATCTCCGAGCGCGACCAGGAAATGTTCGAGTGGTACTGCCTCAACGGCCGTGACATCGGCG